ATTTTCTTTGCATTTCCATTGCCTGATTCTTTGTTTGCTATTTGATGTAGTATTGTTTCGCCTTTATTCACAGGAACATTACCAATCTTTTGTTTTCTAGCGGCGTGATGAAAAGTTATTATTACACCATCTTGGTATATTAATCTTTTCTTCTCTATCATCCTCCTCATATAATCTGTTCTTATATGAGGAAACCATTTCTTATGTTTATAAAAAATTAATTTTATATCTTCAAATTCACTTTGTATCGCCAATCTCATTATCTTGCTCATTATCTTGTAATATCAATGCTCTTATTTTTTCATTAGAATAACAATCTACAACTAAATGTAATCTATCCATATCTGCTTTATTATGTACAGCGTGTGGTCTAGTTACATCCGTATAGTAATATTTACCTTGTTCTAAATTCCAACAATATTGTTTTTTATCTCTCCACATATAAAAATATATATTGTCGTTTGTTCTTATCGGTATATGTATTCTAACAATTTCACCATCTTCAAATCCTATTGACTTATCAACCTTATCAGTATGTTTTGAAATACTTGTTCCTGCTTTTAATCTCATAACTCTTACTCTTTCAAATTTAGCAGGTATATGTGATAGTATTTCTATCAAAGGAACTAAATTTGATACTTGCGTTAAATGTGTATCCCTTAATTCTGCTGGTGCAATATCACTTTTTAATACTCCAGGTTTTAAAATATCTGCAGGATTATCACTATAACCTCTTAATGAAATAGCATCCCATTGTCCTTTTTTATTATACTTTGTTTTGACAACAGAAAAATTATGTCCTTGCATATCTAAAAAATCACAAGCCTCTTTAAGGTCAGGCCTTTTATATTGAGGTAAATCTAATTCTTTAAGTATTGGTCGTTTCAGTTTTTTTATCATCTTTTATATCCCCCTTTACTCTAGCAGCTAATCTCTTTATATACTTATCTCTTTTTTTCATAGCCATATCATATTTCATCTTACTTACTTTTTCTGTAAATACTACTCCATCCATATGGTCTAATTCGTGTTGGAAACATCTAGCCATAATGCCATCCATTTGATATTCTTTTCTATTTAAATTCTCATCTAAAAATTCTACTTCTACTCTTTGAGGTCTTTCTATATCTAAAAATAGAAAAGGAAAAGATAAACACCCTTCTTTAAATCTAACCGTTTCTTTACTTGATTTAATAATTTTAGGATTAAAACAAGCATAAACTTTGCCGTTTTCTATTTGAGGTTGACCTCCCATTATAAACATACGATAAGGTTTACCAACTTGATTTGCTGATAGTCCTATCCCACCATACCTGTGCATAGTAGCAAACATATTTCTTACAAATTGTTGGGTTGATATACTTTCTTGTTTCAAAAAAATATCTTTATCAAAAGGTACTATACTTGATAATACTCTCGGATCTGTTGGTGGTAACAATTCGTAAATTGTATCCTTTTTCATTTTCTCATCTGTTATAACTGCCATTATGCTAACCTCGTAAAGTTTTGGTGTTTCTCAAACTTTATAATATTCGTAAATTTATCAAACATTATATCTCCTTTATGGGATATAATAAACACATTTTCTTTTTGTAATGACTTTAATATTTTAAAAAAGTCATCTGTTCCTTGACCATCTAAACTTGAATCAAATATCTCATCTAAAATTAATATATTTGTATTCACACTATTTTTCAATTTAGCAATATTTCGCCAAGTAAATAATAATGCTAAATCTATTCTCATCTTTTCACCTTCACTAAAATTATTATAATTAAAGGTATCTCTATTTCTACTTTTTATAGTTTCTTCAAATTCTTCATTAAGATGGAAATTAACAAAGAAATCCATTTGTTGTAAATGCTCATTTATTAACTGATTCATTATAGGTAAATATTTCTTAATTATATTTGCCTTAACTCCTGTATCATTTAATATCTCTCTTGCTATATCTATATATTTCTTATCATTAACAACCCTATCTTTTTCAGATTCTATTTCTGTTAATTGTACTTTAATAACAGATAGTTCCATTTGTATTGATTCTGTATTGGTTGTATCATAAGTTAATTTATTAATCTCTTCCTGTATTCTTGTTGAGTGTCTATTTAATTCTGTAATAGAAGTGTCTATTTTTGCAATCTCAATTCCTAACTCTCCTATATGTTCATTTATTTTAGCATACTCATTAACTTTGGTTTCTGTTTTAATAATTTCATTTAATAATTCTTTTAGTCCTGTTTCTAACTTTATAATTCTTGCCTTTTCTTCAGCAAGTTTTTCAGTTCTTAATTCTACACCTATGTCCTGTGTACAAGTAGGACATTTACTATTATTTTCAAAAAATTCTAAATTCTTTTTGTGATTTAATAAGTTTGTTTCTATCTTAGCTTCTAATTTAGCTAGTGTATTAACATCTTCTTTAGCCTTATCTTCATCTACTAATTCAATTTTATTTTGTACTATCTTTTCATTTAATATAGTTAATTTATCATTATAAAGTTTTTTATCTTGTTCGTCCTGTTTAATCTTATCTTTTCTTTCTGTTATATCAGACTCATCTCTATTCTGTAATTGTATAAAATGATTATTTTGTAATTCAAATTTTTCTTTCATTAAATCATAACGGTGGCTTACATCGGTTACAGCTTTATTTAATTCTGCTTGTTTTTGTCTTAATAAAATATCCATATGAGTAAAAACTCTTATGTCTAATATTTCTTCTACTACCTCTCTCCTATGCCTTGCACGGAGGTGCATAAAAGGTTCATAGGAAGAGGACCCTAATATAACTACTTGAATAAAAGAACGGTAGTTTAGCTTCATTATATTTTGCTCTAGGGTTTTCTGATAGTCTATTGTTGAAGCGTCTTGGTTTAAAAGCTCGCCGTTGCAATAAATATCAAAAATATTCGGTTTAATTCCTCGTATAATTTTATATTCTTTATTACCAATTGAAAATTCACATTGTATTTCACAATCATTATTGTTAATAGAATTTACCAATTGTTCTTTTTTAATATTTCTAAATGGTCTATTGAATAGTACAAAGCATAAAGCATCCAATAATGTTGATTTGCCTGATCCATTTTTACCTATAATAAGTGTTGAAGCAGACTTATTCATATCCACCTCTATAAACTGATTACCAGTAGATAAAAAATTCCGCCATCTTAATTTCTTAAAATATATCATTGGTTATGGTCACTTGCCTCTATATAAAATGATTTTAAATATTCTTTTAATTTTTGTTTATCAACATCTGTATCTAATTGGTCAACATAGTTATTTAAAAATGTTACCGTATCTTCACCCATTTCTAATATATCACTTTTAACGGATGCTTTAATATCTGAATAATCTTCCACTATAGTTAAATCGTGGACATTAATTTCATTATATAATCTTTCTACTAGTCTATTAAAAACATCTTCTTTTGTTTTTTCTAATACAATTAATTTAACAAAATGATTATCAAATTTTGCAATATCATAATTTGTATAATCTGTTTCTTTGTCATTGTATATAAATTTTTTATGTATAGTATATGGATTTAATATTCTTTCTAATTCTCTGGTTTCTGTATCAAATATATGAAAACCTTTTGGGTCATTATAATCTGACCAAGTTTGTTCATATTGAGCACCACAATAAATTATCTGACCATCATTTGAGTGTTTATGAAAATGTCCTGATATTACTTTTTCGAATCTTTTAAAATCTGCTTTCTCATTTCCATATTCATTAATAATACCATTCTGCATTTCAACACCTTTAATTTCTAAATGCCCCATTAAAATAGGAACAGGTGCTGAATCTAATAGGTGCATTGTTTCTTCCCTATTGTCATCACAAATCCAAGGAACAAATAACATATCTAAACCATCAAAGGTTACAATTTTAGGTCGTGTATAAATCCAAGGTTCATTTTTCCCATCAAAACTTGTATATAAATTTTCTACAGCATTTACTTCATTTGTGTTTTTAAAATAAGTATCGTGGTTCCCAATAATAATATGTGTATCAATCTTTTCTTTCCATAACACATCCCAAAAATGTTTTCTAAATGTGCTAGCAGTTTCAAAGTTAATAAACTTTCGTCTATCAACTACATCTCCTAAATGGACTAGTGTTTTGATATTGTGTTGTTTAATGTAAGGAAAAAAGATTTCATTGTAAAATCTTAATTGATAATCTCTAAAAGGTATGCTATCGTTCCTCACACCGAAGTGTGTATCATTTAATATTGCGATTTTCATTTTATAATAACTTACTCAATGCCGTTTCTGGTGCCGATTTTCTTCTTCTTCTTTTAACTCTAGGTTTTTCTTGTTCAGCTTTCTTATTCGGTTCATCATCTACTGGCTTATTCTTTCTTAAAAATTCTACAAACTGATTCTTAAATTCTCTATCATCTCCAGGTTGTAAGGACATATCATCAAAATTTGCGTCCTCAATCATTTTATATTTTACATTAATTTGTTTCTTCTCTTTTTGTATTCTTCTAACAAACGCATAATATATAATTTGTGTAAAATATGCAAATGGATTTTTCGATTTCCTTGGATTAAAATTAGCAAGATATTGTAAGCAGTTTTCTATACCATCTGAAACCATATCGTCTCGGAAAGTATAGTTAATAAAATTCGGTCTAAAAGATAAGTGATTCGCAATCTTTAAAAAACACCCACCAATATAATTAGTAACTGGAGGGTTAGGTTTTCCTTCACGCTTAGCTTTATTACATAGTTTCTTGTATTCTATCATCTTAACAAGAAACTCTTTATTATCTACATAATGCTCAGGTTTTCTTTTTATTCTTATTCTTTTATTCATATATCCATAATACTATAATTTTTCTTTTTTGTCAATGTTTTGTGGCTTTTTGAATAAAAAATCTTTAAGTTCTTTACATAGATTTTTGACTTGTATCGGGATTCCGACGGCCGGTCTTTTGGCGATGATTAATCTATTTTTTCTATCGTGGCTTGTTGACAAATTCATATATTTTGATATAATAAGGGTGTAGGTCCCCCATAGAGGAGCTAGCTAATCCCCCTAGTGCAACTTTTTAGAAGGCATATCTATAAGGTCTTTCAATGTATCTAGTCTATCCTCAAACTCTCTTTGGTTAGCTTCCAGTTCTCTTTTACTCATATTCCTATTTAAATAATCAGGAAGTTTTTGTTCCCAACTTTCACTATTTGCTAGTATTTTTTTATATCTTTTAGTAAATGGAGCCGTGGCATTGCATATAGTTAATATTTTATCTTTAGGAATACTGACTACTTTGTCATTTGTAAACCCTACCCATTTAACTAGTGCTATATAATCTGCTATACCTAACTCATCTATTCTAGGCACATATTTTACCAAAAGAGGATTTTCAATTCGAATCAACGGCGATTTTTCATCTGGTTGTTTCTCTGCTATTATACACGCTATTTCTTCTCCATTTGATAGTTTTATGATTTTAGCCATAGATGCTTCTTTTATCTCTGGTTTCTTTTCGTTGGTAGGTTGGTGCATTGTTTTGCTCCTTTTACTCTTTAAGACTGACATTATATATTTGATAATCAAACCCTTCTTCATTATATATATTTATTCTTTCAGCGAAGTGTTGTAGGGTAAAATTTTTCTTTTCTTTGTATGTTAAATCATCTGATAAATCATATAAGGTTGCTTCAGTTTTATTATCCCCTACTCTTAATCCTCTACCTATACTTTGTAAATTTCTTATACGAGATTTACTAGGGCTACTAAAAACAATATTGTGTAAATTACGGATATTAATACCAGTGCTGAACGTCCCATAACTAGCGACAATAATCGCATTATCAGACTTTTCTGTAATGGCTCTAACTTGCTCTCTTTCATCTGCTTCTACTCCTCCATAAATGAAGAATACTTTCCTTCCTTTTTCTGCTTTCTTTTTTATCATTTCGTATAATTGTTTTCCGTGTTTCTCAACGAGTTGAAAAAGGCAGAGCGTGTTACCGTCCAATGCTAAACAAAGATTTTGAATATATTTATTACGACTTTCACTTTGAGCCAAATATTCTATTTCTTCGTGGTACTTACAACCAAACATTTTCTTTTTATTAAATTCTGTATGACCTAAAACTAAACAATTAATTTTAAGATTTGATAATTGTTTTTTATCTATTAATTCTTTTGTCTTTACAACTTGATTAACTCTTCCAAATAAACCTTCTAATACTAGTTTATGTGTCTTTGAGCCATCTAAAGTACCTGTCATACCTATTCTATATTTACAATCAACCAACTTGGTCATTATCTTCGTAAGGGAAACCGCCTTGAACAAGTGCGCTTCATCTCCGATTACAGCTCCGAATTGAGCGAAAAAAGTTTTAGGCAAGTTATATAAAGATTGCCAAGTAGAGATAACGATTCGTTTATCATCTTCTATATCATAACCGTGATAATTTCTACTGATAT